CTACCTCCACTTCCGGCTCGGGTTCCGGTTCCGGCTCCGGGCGTCCGTCCCACAGCTCCCACGGCGCACGGTTGCCGCGCGTGTCGGTGATATAGCACGCGACATAGTCCGTGTCCTTGTCCTTGCCATAGGCATACGCGCCGAGCTGCGAGTGGTAGCTCTGCAATGCCGCCTCTTTGTTCTCACGGCTTGTGCCGCCGTCCTTGACCTCGATGCCCTTGTCCCACACGCCTTTTGTGTGTCTGATGCGGTGCATGAAATATACTTCTTCCACGTTCATTCTCCTTTAATGCGTCGTCGCTGCCAATGCTGTCGGCAGCACGAACACGGGTCTGATGCTTTCCGACGTCGTTCCGCTCGTGTTGGTGATGGTAAAATAGCCGTCATAGGTGTCCCATTGCAGATCAACAGGCGGCTGATTCTCCGCGCTTGTGGAGAAGTTCCAGCGCGCAAGCTCATGGTCGCTCGTGATGCCGTCCAAGTCGTAGGAAACGGAGGCGCCGCTGGCCGGGATCGCGAGGGCTGCGGAAGGTGAAACGACCAGATTGCCGCCCAAGATCCGGCCTGCGATGGTCAAATCCCCGCCGATCCTTACATTCCAATCTCCAGTTATCTCGAACGTGTTATTGTATTCTGCCGCCTTGCCGAACGCGACGCCGTTTCCTGTCGGGCGGAACTGCATCGCCCACTTCCGGGTCGGCAGCACCTGGTAGTACACCGCCGTGTTTCCGAGCGAGTCCGTCGCCGTGATGCGTACCGTGTACGTGGCGTCCGCCGAGATCTGCACGGTCGAGATGTGGACCGTGCCGCTCGTCAGAGTCTCCTCTGCTCCGTATCCGCCGCCGGATGCGGAAGCGGCGGACGAAAGCGTCGGCGTGTTTTGCCCGTCGAGAGAGGAATAGGTCAGCGTGGCTTTCGCGGAATACCGCGTGCCGTCCTCTGCTTCTGTCCCTTGCGCGTTGCAGCGGAAGATCTCAATCCCGGTCAGCACCGGTTTGGCATAGTCCATCACCGTGAGAGTGAAGGTCTCGCTCGCCGTTCTCCCTCGCGTGTCCGTTACCGTGCAGACAACGGATACAGAAGTTGAGGCCAGAACCGGGGTGAGATACGGCGTGTAGTTGTCCGTCTCTCCCTGGCATGTTACCGAGAACGACGCAATGCTCGCGCCGACGGCGTTCGACATATCTACCTTTGTGTCGTCAAAGGTCGCCTCCGCCTGGGAATAGCTCTTGACGTATCCCGTGATACCGGAGACCGCGCCGGTGTTGTATGGAGCCAGACTCGCCCATCCGGGTGATATGGCCGGCTTCATATCCGCGTCCGCGTTCACAGTCAATGAGGCTGTGGCCGGGCTGCCCACCGTGGCTCCGGAACTGTTGTAAGTCTGCACGGATACCGTGACCGGGAGAGACGCGATGCTCGAGTAATTCGCAAACCATGACCGCGGCACGGTAAAGCTCAACGAAGTGTCAAACCGTCCGCTCGTGTACAGCGTCGTGCTATTGTTATACTTAAACGTCGCGATGTGGTAGTTCGAGCTGGCCTTGCGGTTCATCGTCAGCGAGTATGTTCCAAGCGTGGATACGCTTGTGCTCGAAGACGCGATCGTCGATGCGACAGGCCGCGTCGTGAGCGAAGCCGATTTGGATTCGCTCGTTCGGATGCCGAACATGCCCCAGGAGGAAGAATAGCAGCCGAACACGTTGCCGGCGTCGCCGTAATAATAGCCGCCGGCAAGAGTGACGGTGAGCGTCGCTTTTCCTTCCGCATTGTGCGAGACCCATACGGTCGCGCCGTTGTTGCTGCTGCCGATCCGCGACCAGCTTGTCGAGACATAAGTGTCGGTCGATGATCCACTCGCCAATGTCAGCACGGTCGTGCCGTTGAATTTCAGCGTGCCCCATGCGGTACACGAACCGGGGGCAACGGTCGATTTGATATACACGCCGTCCAGTCGGACAAGCGTCTGCCCGTAGCTCCCGCGGGAAGCGTCATACTGAACTTCCGTGTAATCGACGCTGATATAGGTGGTCGGATAGCCGCTTTTATTTCGGAAACTGTCAGAAAACTCTACGCTCGCCATCTTATCCTCCTATGTATCGCAGACCGAAGCCGTTCGTGATCGTGATCGCCCACTCGCTGCCGAGCTGCAGTCTGTTCTCGACCACGATGTTCGACACGTGCAGCATGCTGTCTTCCGAGGAGAACCAGCCGCGCCTTACGCCGTTGATCCAGAACTGCCAGCCGGTCGATGTGTAAAGGCCGAGCGTCTGGCCTGGGGCAAGCTCGTAATACGTGAGACCGCCTTCGGTTTGCGTCTGCCCGGTGAAGGAAAGCTGTTCGCTGATTGCGATGCCGAGATGGACCTCGTGCGTCTCCGGGTCCTCGATCACGCCTCTCCGGATCTGCCCGTTCAGATCCGTGAGGTAGGCGTTCAGTTCTCCGATTGCTTCGGTATAGTGATAGGTCTCGACGGTGTCTCTCGCCGTCTGTGCGACCTGTGTTTCGATTTGGTTGTAGTACGTGCCGTAGTCCGACTTCGCGACGTACAGCGACTCGAATTTTTCTACCCGCGTGTCCGTGTACTCGGTGATCTCGTCCGCGGTCTTGATGATCAGCGCCTTGAGACTGCTCGCCGTGCTTTTGACCTGCTGCGCGGTCTGCTCCTGCGCTGCTTTGGCTGCGTTGGTCGCGGCCTTTGCCGCCGATGCTGCGACGTCGCTCCCGCCGACCTGCTCAAGACTCTGCGCCAGCCGGACGAGATAGTCCCGCATGGCGATGAGCTGCTGCTCCGGGCTGCCCTGCAGTTGGGGAGGGATCTCTGGAATCATCTATAATCACTCCCCACTTCGAGGATCTTGGCGATCGAGTAGATGCGCACGTCGCCCGTGCCGGTCAGCTTGATCTGCATATGGTCGCAGCGGTGCGGCCTTACCGGGAACAGATACGAGTCCGTGTGCGTCCGGTCTGCGGTGATCTTGCCGGCGTACCGCCACGTCCCGTCGGAGTCGTACTGCATGTACACCGTCATCTCCGAGCCCGGTTCCATTTTCAGCCGGATGTTGTACCGGGATACCCGCTTGTTCTCCGGGTACTCGTAATACTCGATCCCGCTGACGGCTTCCCACGCGACCTTGCTCTCGAGCGTGGTGCCGCTTACAGGCTCACTTCCCCGCAGGGTGTAGATGTTGTTGTCCGCTATAGCAAAAAGCTCGTCATCTACCCTTGCAAACGCGCTGACGCGAAGATCGTCCTCGTGCAGCCAGATACCTTTAGCGATGTCGTACACAAAGAGGACCGGGTCCTCATTATCGTCGAGCATCGAGATGTAATACTTGCTGCCGAATGCTCCTGCAACAGCAGCGTGGTACTGCTCGGTTCCGAAGTTCGCGGATACGCCCTGCGGAAAGCCGCCCTGGTATGCGCACACGTCCGTCCGGGATTTGTAGTACAGCGTCTCGTTCACGACGACGAGGGATCTTGAGCTTCCCTTCTGTACGCCGCGGCAGACGGTCTCGGTGATCTGGTGCGCGCCCTCCGTGGATACGGAGACGCGGTGGATCCTGTTCTCCTTGAAGAAGGTAGGATAGCCGAGATAGTTCACGGCTCCCGTCCATTGCCCGTCCGATCCGACGGAGCCGGCCCAGGAGTCCGTCGACAGCCCCATATACTGCCGCCAGTTCTTGAAGTCGCCCAGCGCGCAGCAGTAGATCTCGTTGACGGTCGTGTCCTCATACATGCCGTAGTAGCAGCCCCACAGCCGGTTGTTCGACTCACACACATAGTCCATGTCGGGCACGGTGCGGTCGATATGCAGCGCGGTGTCGGGATCGTCCGGGATGTGGTCGAGCAGTCCTGTCACCATGATCCACTCTTCCTCTCCGTCTCCGCCGCCGACGTCATAGATGATCTTGTCTCCGTTGATGTCTACCGACGATCCGGAGATGGTCACGCCGTCGTAGGCTTTGAAGATGCTCGGAATGTCCACGGTGTCCTGGAAGCTGATCTTGATGTATACCGTTTCCACGGATACCCAATCGCCCTGCGCGTCGCTCCATTGCTTGAGGATGTGCGTCTCGCCCGAAGTGTCGATCCAGTATTCCGCGTTCTGCGGATTCTCCGGCGCGGTCGCCTGCACATAAGTCGCGGAGATCGCCGTGCCGTCATAGCGCACCATCTGATACGTTGCGCTCTCCGGTGCGAAGTGTGCCTCCAGGCTGCCGTAGTCCGTTTGGTCTTCGGTGTTGAAGTACACCTTGTCCGGGAAGATGACGAGATACGCGCCCATGCTGACCATCTGCTTCTCCCCTGCCAAGAGTCCGGTCACGGGGGTGGGCTGGAAGTTGTAGTACAGCGTGCCGTCCGCTGCCACGTAAGCGAGCGCGTCCTTCTCGAGAAGAGATACCGCGCTCAAATGCGTGTTGCCTCTCTTCCTGCGGTTGGCAAGCAGAGGGGCATAGTCCGTCGTCAGATTCTTGGTGTCGTACCACTCGCCGTCCGGGATCTTGAGCTGGTGGTTGTAGCCGCCGAAGGTATCGGTCATAAGCTGCTGTGTATACTGTGGTTCAAATTGCGGGAACAGGGGCATGACCGCACCTCCTTAAAAACGAAATCTCGGTCTCGACAGCGGCATGTGCGTCGCGTTGTATCGGTTCCACCATTGGCTGTAGCAGGTGTTGTACATCGCGATCTGCTGGTTGTAGCGGGAGGCCTCCGCATTGTCGCCGGCGATGCGGGC